GTAGATTTATGGACAACTAATTATAATCAAAAATTAGAATTGATTGAACAACTAGGTACACTATTCAATCCTTCATTAGAAATTCAATCTACTGATAACTTTATTGATTGGACTTCACTAAGTGTTGTTTATCAAGATGGGTTAACGTTTAGTAGTAGAACTATTCCACAAGGTTCAGGTAATCCCATTGATGTATTAAGTTGGAAATTCTATATGCCTATATGGATTAGCAATGCGGCTAAACTTAAAAAGATGGGTGTTATTGAAAAGATTATTGCTAGCATCTTCTCTGGCAAAGCCCTAGATGATATACAGAATGATGATTTATTATTAGGTACAAGACAAAAGATTACACCATACGGGTACAAGTTATTATTGATCGGTAATAGTTTACAATTGTTACCAGCTAATCAAGATTTCTACCCAAGCAATGAGGATTTAGATTTACCTCCTAATCCTAATACAAGTTTATATTGGTCAAGTCTATTAAATGTATACGGAACTATACGTCCTGGTATTAGTCAGATATGGTTACATAATCCTTTTATGGATACTGAGATTGTTGGTACTATTGTGCCCGACCCAGTAGATGATAGATTATTGATATATGATATTGACCCAGATACCCTGCCTCAAAATACATTGGATCCTGTAGACAGCGTGATTAACCCATTAGTCACTGGACCAAATGCAGGGTTACCTCCCGCAGAAAATGGAATGAGATATCTTATTGTGTAATCTAATTTACTTTATGCTATAATGTCTTAGCATATGAATAATATCTCAGCAGGCGTTTTCTTTTACGCTAAAAACACACAACGATTCTTATATCTACTTAGAACGGATAGTAAAAATCCGGGTAACTGGGGTATACCAGGTGGTAAAATAGAAAACGGTGAAACATTACTTGTAGGTATTGATAGAGAATGTTGTGAAGAAATTGGCTACTTCCCAGAAAATCCTAAATTAGTACCTATACAAAAGTTTGTAAATAATACATTTACATATCACACATTTTTTTGCAAGATAGATGAAGAATTTACTCCAGTACTAAATGAAGAACATTGTGGGTATGCATGGGTGGGAGATAATCAATATCCTAAACCATTACATCCTGGACTGTTTAGTACTGTAAACTTTGATGTTGTTCAAAAGAAATTAAAAGCACTTACAAAAAAAGAGACCTAAGTCTCTTTTTTTATTTTAGCATTTTTGCTATCATATCAAATCCCAATGATCCTAAAACTATGCCTGCACCCATCATCATCCATCTCCACTTTTCTAAAGCAGAAACTTTTGCTCCTAATTCTTTATGAGCAATCATATCTTCGTTACGCATATTAGTTAGAAGTTCTCTAGTTTCTTCTGCGTTACGGTCAAGACATTCATGCATCTCTTTAAGACTAGTTTTGATTTCGCTGACGTCCTGTTCAATGTTTTTAACTTGAACTTGAAGTACAGCGATATCAGTTTTAGTAGTCTGTGCCGGCATTTTAATAGTACTTGTCATCATTAAGCACTAGCAATAACTACGATCGGGTTAGGTTGACCGTTAGCCGCATTAGCAGCCGCCGCAGTATTGAATGTAGCAATAACGTCAGGGTTAACAGTATATGCAACAGCAGTACCTGTACCAGATCCTGCGCCAGTAGCAGTGAATGTAATACCTGTCATATTAGCCATAGCACCAACTGCTGTCCAGTTTGTTGTACCTGCACTGTAAATTGTGTAAACAGTACCTGCAACTAACGATCCGGCAGCAACTTGTGTTGGGAACACTTCAGAATTGTAATCATTAATACTTGAAACAAATGCTGTAGCAGATGCGGCGTCAGTAGACAAGATGTTCATTGTGTTTGGTGTTAATGCTGTGTTTGCTACGTTAGCTGTATAGCATTGTGCTGTCAAGCCAGTTGTACCACCTGTAACTAAATATTTTGTTTTGCCTTTTTGACGAACGATAAAACCAGCTTCATCATTTGCATAAACATATGCCGCACCACTTGCTACAACATTTGCATTAGCAGTTAATACAACACGGTTCATTACAGCATCTGGTGTACCAGTAGCGGCAGCCATTTGTACTTCAGGGCCACTTTGGCTAGTAGATACTGTAAATGCGGCAGCATTAGCAATAGCCTTAACAAAATATGTTGTACCTGTTACTAGAGTACCCAAATTAGCACTAAATGTAATTGGCATATCTACTATAAGAGTTTGGGCATTACCAGAAGTTCCAATTATATTTCCTGATACTACAGTGTTTGCAACAGCTACTGTTACATCACCTTTTGTTGCACTTGCAAAACCTAGATTAACATAATCAGTACTACCATTAATGTTAGCAACACCTACTTGAAGTGCGGCACCAGTTGTTAAGTTAGCTAAATCAGTACCTACACCTACTACCACTGTGCTTGTGTTAACTGCTGTAGGTGTGTACAATGTACCTGTACCATTGATACCAATAGCAACACGTGTTAATACTTGATTACCAACAATTGCTGTATTGCCACCAACTACACCATATGTATTAGCGTTAGTTGCAGGGAAACCTGCACCACCTACTGGATTATTAAAATAAGCATCAACTACACCAACCGACATTAAAACTGTTTGACTACTTGTGTCAGACAGTGTTGCCATAACTTGTGGCTGAACACTTAGGTCTGTAGCAGATACATCAAATGTAGTATTTGATAGTATTGAATTTATAAAATATGTAACACCTGCTGTTAGGCCACCAACTGTTGTAGCTACTTGGAATGGCATACCTTTAGCTACACCAACTGTTGGTGATGTAGTTAAATTTCCACCTGATATTGTAACGATACTACCTGTTGCGGCTGTATCAGTAATTGTTAAGACTGCTTGAGCCTTTGCGATTTTTAGAGGACGTCCCATTTGATTTTCCTTAATTATAATTGCGGGTTCTAGCCGCTACGCAGTGGGTACTGCATAAACTCTCAGAATTAAGAGCGTATCATATATTTATCAACGAAGGTCAAAAAGCAACACCTCTGCATCCTTGGCCTGCTCAATAGTTAACAAATCTTCACTCTCAAAACTCAATCCTGAAGTTTCGACACAATCATATCCATTGATTTTTACTGTCCCGCTAACAACATATACATAATATCTACGACTATTATTCAAGTTGACGTTAAAATCTTGAGTGAATATGCCTGCAAATACTTTTGCATCGCTATTAATATGTATAGGACCAGTATTACTGGCGATGGGACAAAACTTATTCAATTTATCTTTTCTAGTAAATTGCATTACATCGTATTGTGGTGGAAAATTATGTTTGTTTGGTCGTAGCCAAATCTGTAAATAACGAATTGGGTTATCTGATAAGTTACCTTCAGTATGCCAAATACCCGTTCCTGAACTCATGCGCTGTACACATCCACTAGGAACTTCTCCGTAGTTATGCAAGTTGTCATTGTGATAGCAAGGACCATCTATAATGTATCCTAAGATTTCCATATCACAATGTTGATGAATGGGTACACAGTTTCTAGGTTGTACCCTATCATCGTTAATAACTTCTAAGTCGCTATAATGAATATAGTTTGAATCGTAATAACTATTGTTACTGAACGTGCGATAAGTTTCAATCCAGTCTTCTTTAAGATGTCCTAATGTGTTTGGGTTTCTATATGTAATCATGCGTTTATTTAATGGAAAAGCGACCTAAGTCGCTTTTTCTTTTGAGTGTTATAGTATTAACACCAGTTTTCTGTACCAACTAATGTATAAACTAAGTCACCAGAAGCTGATGGGTTAGGTAATGTGTTACCATTATCATTAAAGAATGTAGCAGAGAATGTTACACCTGGATTGCAATTTGCATATGGTGTAGCAAAGTTAGTGCTGAACTTGTTCTTCAAACGGCTTGCATAATATGTATTGCCATCATCATTAATTTGAACACTAATTGTGTTAGGTTCTGTTGGACTGTTTAAGTCTACTAATAAACATGTAGCAACTGCATAAACTTCACCATTAGTTGTTAAACCTGTTCCATCTTTCAATGCTGTAAAAATATCATATTGGGCGGCTGTTGCATCAGCACCAAGTGCTTGCCAATCAGTATCACCCACAGTAGCAATCATATATGCCTGACCGGTCGCAATAGATTCATCTTGGATGACATTGTTATTGGCCGCAACTAAGAATTTTCTAGAACCTTTTTGACGAACGATAGAACTGTTGCTAGTTGCGGTATAGTACCAAGCACTATCAGTTACATTTGAACCTGAAGGGTCACCTAATTCTAATTCTTCGTCATCAGTTGTGCTACTATAGATTCCCAATGATGTGTAACCACCGGCACCATCACTAACCCAAAGTTGACTAGAGCCAGTAAATCCATCAGTACTAAAATGTGTACCAGTTCCTGTAACTGTGGAACTACCTGTATCAGCCGTAATAGTTCCTAAACCTTTTACAAGTACAGCCGCATCACAACGAATCATATCGCTATCTTCATTAATACCGCCTACAATACCGGGTTGAGAGTCACTATATCCGTTGTTTGTTGAGCCATCGTTAGGAAAGCCGTCATCAATAACTTGACCATCCTGATATTTTCTAATCTTTAGAGCATTTCCCATTTTATTTTTCCTTATAAAATATTTATCTAATATATATTATTCAGTGCCTGTATTGGCGTGATTTGCACCTAGTTGAGTTATACTGAATGCTCCTGCTGTACCTGCTACATTGATGTAAGCAATATAATTACCTTGGCCAACCAAGAAGTTATTGTCTACTGTGTTAGCAGGGATAATTTCTCCTGTCGTTAAGTTAGCCGTAATGCTAGAATTACCTACTGCTATAGCTATAGCTGATGTTGTAGTAGCAATACGAACTTTATCGGTAGTTGCTACTGTTGTTAATTGACTTGAACTGTTTGCTGTATAAATTGCTGATGCCATTTTATTTTCCTATTTATAATCTACCGACAGCGACTTCAATTACGCCCTCGATTCCATCAAAGTTTTCTAATGCTTTGCCAATAACTGTTCCCATATGAGGTGATAAACTTGCTCTAGCAAAGCCATTTCCGCCAGATACCATCATATCACCTTTACGAATTATTCCGCGCACCTTGCAAGGAACACGTCCTTGTAATGCTAATACTACGGTATGTTCACCTTCACATGCAGTATTCAATACATATGCTGGGTTAGTTGAAACAATACCTGCAACACGTGATGTTCCATCTTCTGCTAGTGTAACTTCTTTGTCTCCGCCAAATGCTAAAACAGTACCAGATTCATAATGTTGATCTGCTACATAATATTCTGCTAAGTCAGCATATGTGGCACGTAGCTGTGATCCGGTAGATAATGACCAATTACCAGTAATAGTACCAACATTTGTGTTTGCGCCAGTAGTCAATGTCATATTATTACCACTGATTGTTTGTGCATTTGCAAATGTAAGATTGGTAAATGAAGTGCTAACACTTGTAATATTTGGTTGTGCCGCAGTGGTTAATGTACCAGTTAATAAACTAGCGCCAACAGTACCACTATTAGCATATACATTGCCACTCGTAATATTTCCTGTAACAGTTAAACTAGTTAATGTGCCTACACTTGTTATGTTTGGTTGTGCATTAGTAGTTACAGTGCCAGCTGTTCCTGAAGTTGCTACATTTAAATTAGCAACTTGTGTTGTACTTGTTACCGTTAATGGGGCTGTCCCTGTAGCAATATTAGATATTAATCTTGTTCCAGTAATTGTATTGCTTACTGTAAGTGTTCCCGGAACTGCCATTGCGCCGGTAATTTTTTCAAAAGTAAATGCTGAATTTCCACCAAACAAGCCAGCGTCATTAAATTGAATTTGTGTGTTAGAGCCGGCAGCGTTAGCGTTGCCACCGCCACCTGTTTGAGTAGTCCAACTTAAATTACCAGTACCATCTGTTTGTAATACATAACCATTAGTACCACCGCCAATTTTAACACTAGATACGTTACCTAAATGGATATTAGTACCGGAATAAAGATTAGAATTGCCAGGTTGTGATGCATTACCACCTGCATTTTCCCAAGTATTTGTACTAGCTACGTAGGCAAATATTTGGCCGTTTTGTACATTTGATATATTTAAATTAGCGCCGTCACTACCATTAATTTGACTAAAGGTAATATCAGAATATGAGGTTAATACTTCAATGTTTTCGTTATAGGTGTTAGCATTTCCGGTACCACCTATAAAAAGACGTTTAGCATCATTTGCCCAACCTAATTGTGCTTCTGATAATTGTGGCAGGTCTACAAGGTTACCTGAACGCTGTTGGATTTTTGATATCTGTATAATGGCCATAAGTGTAATTCTTTGAAGATTTACACTTATTTATCATTATTTCTTATAGAAAGCTCATGTAATATTTCTCTACACGGTTAAACCATATATCACTATACTTTACAAATTCGGGACCCTCTAAGATAAATTCCTGATATTCATTTGCAGCAGAACACATAAAAATAACACCTTTACGAATCTTTGTGCCATGAACTTCATTATGAGCATTAGCATAGGCTGCTAACTGAACAAAATAATCATCAATCCATTCACGTTTTTTAGGCTTGTTTGTTTGCTTATGGTCCATAATAGCGTCACTGCCATCGTGTACACCGACTAAATCTGTCGTCCCTGCATAAACTTTTGGATAATAGAGAGGAACTTCTGTACCCCACCATTCGCTACATTTGCTAAGACCTTGATTAATGATTGATTGGGCCATTTTATGGCTTTGCAAGCTATACGGATTGCTTCCGGGCTCATTGAGTACTCCTGTCTTAATGTAATCTTCTAACCATTTGTGCATCCGTGTACCACGACCTGCGGCTTCTGTTGTGATTTCTTGTGCTTTTTGTACACCAACTCGCTTACGCCAATTTTGTAATGCTTGTTTAGATTCTTCACTTTTAGTAGCATCTAGTATTGTAGTAACACTAGGAAGTTTCTCACCATCTGGAGTAGCATATTTACGTGAGCCGTTTATTGTTTCCCTAAGCAAAGGGACATAGTTATATTTGTTTGGATTGTACATCAAGCTATTATACTGTATTTTATAACCTAACGCAATGATTTAGGTTAAACTCTAAAACTCTCTCCACAACCGCATCGGTCACGCTCATTTGGGTTGCTAAACTCAAAACCTTCATTTAACCCATTACGAACATAATCTACTTTCATGTTCTTTAGATAAACATCATGTTTTTTATCTACTAATACAATAAAATTAGGTTGTGCGTAATTAATAATAGATTCATCATATGTGTATTCATCTACATATTCTAATACATATGCTAATCCGCTACAACCAGTGGTCTTGACGCCTATTCGTATTCCTAGACCTTTACCACGTTTTTTAATTATTTGTTGTATTTTATTTGAAGCTTTTTCAGAGAGTGTAATCATCTTACTTCATTGCTTTTTGTGCCATTTGTTTGACAACTTTTTTACTTTCTTCTTCTTCAGGTTCTACTGGGGTTTCTTGACCCTTAAATATAACCTTATCACCTTGAATGTTTGAAATTTTATTCTTTAATGGTGGCTTTTTAATCATATCGTACAAATCATCTTTAGCTAATATGATATCATTACTTTTATAGTAATCTAATAACTCATCAACTGTCCAATCAGAATGTTCAACACCACTATCAATATCACTAGCCAACTGACTTGTTACAGCAACTAATCTTACTAATAGTGGGTTTGGATTTGATAGCTCAAATAATCGCATTATCTCTTTGCGCGGCCAGCACCTGCAACGGGCATTTCTTCATCTGGTTCTTCAATAGATATGTCATCATCAACGCTGAAATCTTCTTCACCGCCGGGTGTTTCCATATCAGCAGACATATCCATATCAGCAGACATATCATTAGTCTCATCACCAAATGCATTATCAGAAGCCATTTCACCGCCTTGACCAGTAATACCGTTCAATGCAGATTGTAATGTGCCTTTAGATTGTGTCAATGCGGCTTGTAGTGCAGTTAGTGCTTCAGTAACTTGTTGGTTGAAAGATTCACTTTCATTTACGCCAATTTCGCTTTGAACACCTGATGTTAATGCTGGTAATTCTTTTACTAACATATCAGATACTTCTTCAACCATTTTTTGTACTTGGTCTACCATGTCTTGGGCTGCAAGAACAACCTGTGATTTTTCAACTTCTTCGTTCTCTACAACGATACGAGTTTTAGGTAGTGACTGTAAATAGTTAAAATGGTCAGCTAATGCTTGTTCCATAAACACTAATTTCATGTACGATGGACTAGTTTGGCTTTGATAAAAGTCAGTAGATGATTTGGTTTCATTAATCAATCCACGAACTTTACCAAGCATAGACTTAGTTTCAGTTACAGTCATTCTCTTTGTATTAAACGGAAGAGAATAGTGTTCATTCAAAGCTCTAGAAGCTGTTGATATTTTTTTGTTGTCGAATTCGGTTAATTTCATAGTTATATTCCAAGACTAATATAAAGTATTTATCTTTTTTGTTTTATTGTTAGGGTTTTGTGTCAAATCTTTTAGTTTGCCATTTCTTAGAATCATTAATATATGTGTACAATTCATCCGTATACCGTCTTTTTTTCAGCTTATCCTCACTTAATTTGGATAAAACTATTAGACGATTGTCCGTATCTTTGGTATTTTTGAAGATTTTGGTATGTAATGATATATCTACTTCCAACCCAGCTAGTAAATTATCCAATTTTAATATCCTATTAGCCTGATAAAACATATTTCTTTTGTCAAATGTACACCATGCTACAGCATGTTTAAGTGTGTTAAAATTATGAATAGTAAATGTAGTATGCATTGTTACTATATATTCATTATTTTCATTTTTAGTAATATGATACATATTGAATAACTCATAGCTACCATCAGTATTTTGAAAAATTATAACATCTTCTAAATCCCCAATAATATTGGGTTTCATTAATTTAGCTAACTGTTTTTCGGCATTATATCGTTTAATCATATTCTACAACTTTAAAATATATATTACGTAGTTCGGCACTGGTATCTAAAAATGAAGGTAATTCACTCCAACTAGTGTCTGTTTTGATCATTGGAACATTGTCACAATCACTATACAATGCTCCTAATTCATTAGTACCGTCATTAAAAACACTAGCATGTTGTATTTCAAAATCAAAAGACCAGCAATTATAAATTTCATTTTCACGTTGTTCAAACAGAAATCCAAAATCACCAAATTCATCAAATCTTATTTCTATTTTTTTTGGCATATTTAATATTTCAGGTTGGCTTCTCAATGATACTGCTTGTAATACCGTGTCAAAATTACATTGTGTATTTCTTTTATGTAACCATTCAGGTATTTGTTCTTTTTCAACAGGACGATGCCGATTCATTACTCCAGTTGGTGTAATATCAAATAATGTATAACAAGTAATCTTATAACTCATATTACTATTTAATAGAGGTAAAAAAACCCGAGAATTTCTCGGGTCCTTTTGTTCAAGTTAAAATTAACCTGTGAATGTAGCAGTAGCTGTAACTGTTACAGCCTCAACAGCCGCAGTCAATGCAGTGTCTAAACTTGTAGTTGTCCATGCGCCAACTGGATATAAAGCAACAGCTAATGTGTCATTACCTGTATCTGTATACTCATACATATAGATTGTAGCTAATTGTTGAATAGTCTGAACAGCTACATTCAATTGTGTTGTAGTCAATGCACCGTCAAAAGTGACTGTGAAGAAGTCCAATTTTGGACCTTGTGGCTGAACTGTTGCTCCAGAAGTAACTGCGTTTACACCGCTATTTGTATAGTCAGGTGCGTCATAGTTAATGACTGGTAAGAAGTCGCCGTTTACACGTGTAAATTGTGCCATGATAAAATTCCTTTAAGTTTGTGAGCATATAGCTCTACTATTATTTATGCCTGGCAACAAAAAATGTTGGTTTTGGGCTTATCTTCTGGCTAAATTTTGACGACTAAAGCCCATTCTATCTACAAATTTTAAGCCATTTGATACAAAACCCTCATGTGTCTCGGTTCCGTCTTCTAAATATCCTTTAACAGGACTAACTTCTGCGGCTTTATTTAATTGACTAACTACAGACATTTTTAGGTTGTATATTGCAATCCATATAGTAAATGCTCCAACAATAGCATCTTTATTATTATTAAGATGTTCACTTATCTTAGCTTTCATTTTGTCAGTCATAGGTCTAGTTTCTACAAAATCCATAAAACCACTAGCAAGATTGTTTAAATCGCCCGAAACAATCTTCTTGTTAATATATACAGTAAACAATTGATTAAATGTATTACGTGCTTGTGGGGCAGTATTCATCAATTGATCCACTGCAGGACCATATTTCTTTATTGCATTCTGTGCGTTCTTTAATAAAGTGTTATCTATCTTAAGCTTAGGTGCTGTTGGCATAGCACTAGGAACAATTGCAACATCACTATTATTTTTTAATTGTCCTATATTACCATCCAATGTAACTGCTTCATCTGTAGTCATTGCGTTAGGATCAATATACTGATGTACTGCTATACCAGCACGTTTTCCACTCATTAATTTACCAATTGGGCTATTAGCTTCTACTTTATAAGTAATACCATTAGGATTAGCTTTGAAAACATAGTTACCGTTTTGGTCGTTTAATGGTTGATGAAATAACAAATCACCCCAGTAATAACCCTTAGCACCTTTGCTAGCTTTTTCTAATCCAGGCCATATTTCAGTAATAATAGGCCATAAACTATCACGCTCTACACTACGTGCTTGATCATATTGTACAAATTGTTCAGGACTGAATACTTGACGTCCTGTGCCGTCTTTCTTATTGAACATATGTTTGTCCATAATACTAAACTTACCTGAACTATTACGTCCAAATATTAATGCAGGATATCCATCCCATTTAATGGTAACAGTTGCCGGATTTTTAACTGTAGCAACAGTAGCTTGTATAGCACGATTAGCACCCTCACTACCGCCTAAAAAGATTAAATCTTCTGGGTGGTCTAAATGACCTTTATCTTCATTTATAGATAGTTTGTCAATTTTAGATTTAAGTAATGCTAATGTTTCCGCTAAATTCATAACTGCTCTTTGTCGCTATTCTTCTTTATTGATTTAGAAAACTTACCTTGATCACGGCTTTTAATCGCCCCAAGCAACTTTCTCTCTAATATTTCTGCTTGTTCTTTAGGATAGTTCCTATTAATCATTTCTAATAAATTAATAGCACTGGTAATGATGTTGTGGGCTCTACTCTCAATAACATGACTTGTATCACGATTATTGCCAATAGCTTCCAATTCCTGCAGAAGGCTGCGAGTTTGTTTTTGCATATTAATTTCCTAATAGTATTTATCTATTTTAAGGATTATTTCTTTAAACTATTAAGTAAGTTTTTAAGCTTTGACCCCTGAACATCTACTACAACTTTCTTGTTTTCAGGTTCTAATATCTCGCCTGTAGATTGATCTATAATAGGTTCTGTAGACTGTAATGTAGATTGGGGTTTTAACTTATTCATAATATCAGTGGCGCTAGGTTGTGGTCTGTAACTATCTTCACCGTCACCACCGGAATCACTAATTCTCATGGTTTCTACATTATAATCTAAATCAATCTTTTGTCCTACACCCGTTGAACTACGACTTTTCATACATTGAATTTGATACTTTCCACGTTCTCTCATACTGCGACTTGTAAAGATACCAAACACATTATCTGCTGTATTAATCTTACTGATACCACCAGCAATGTGACTATGGTCAAACTCAATCTCATCAACCGCTGTACGATTCAATTGACTTGCAGTTACCATCAATATACCCATCTCTTTTGCAAGATTACGTAATTCTTCAGCAACATACTTGTCTTTAATAAACTGGTCATTAGGATTGACTTTAACAGATACCGGCATTACTAGATCCAAATAGTCAATCATAACAAAGTCAATTTTAATACCTGTTTGGATCTGTACTTCTTTTAAATAAGCACGAATATCATTTACATTACTTTGTGCGGGTAGTGCTTTAACACGATATTGTCCTGACTTTTTACCTACCATTTTAACTTTAAGTTCAGTTGATCCAATATCTCTACGAATATCTTTTGTACCCATGTTAGTTAACATCGCATCAGTACGCAAACTAGTTAATTCTTCACTCAATTCTAATGTAACATATACACCGCTCATTCCTGTCTGTAACCAATTTAATGCAATATTCATCATAACAAGACTTTTACCTGAGCCAGAACCACCTGCAAAAATATTCAATTCGCCACGACTAAATCCACCATATAGTATTCTATCAAGTTGCGGCCAGCCTGTGCTAACTTGCCCACCACTATTAAAATATTTGTTAATACGACCAGCAGGGTCAAGAAAATAATCTGTACCCATGTCTTTTTGTAAACTGATTTGTACTGCATCTTTGATTAATTTTTCAACTGGTTCAAACTCACCTTTTTCTAATAAATCGGCTGATTTAAGAATAGCTCTTTCTAACTCTTGTCGTCTAGTAAATGCTTCAAATTCTTCGAAGAACCAATCATAATGTCCCTGTACTAATTCAGGTATCACTTCAATATCTATACCAGTGATTGCTTTTATCTGTGTGCTATCAGGCAATACACTATACTTTGTTGTATGTTCTTTGAATAACTCTGCTACTGGACGCAAAGACCTATCAAAGTTTTCAGAGTTCATAATGTTCATAACTCTGGTATAAAGTTCAGCATTAGTAATCATCATTTGCAGAAACAACTTCTGCATCTCTACTGTATATTCTTTATTATTGGATTGTTTTCTCAATTTTCTTCCTCTGTATTTCTATTTTTATTTTACTCATTGTAGCATTTTGCAAGATACTTAATAGAGTTGCCAACTTACCGTAACGCACTACGGCATCATTGACATCTTTAATACCCGGTTCCCAATTAGGTAAACTAACACTATAGCCCAACTCTAAAGCTCTATCACATATTTTTAATCCTGTCTTATCTCTATCTGGAACAACAATGATTTGTTTATTCAATGTTGCAAGCAGTTGTGCTTGTTCATTGCTTATATCATCGTGCATGATTGCGACACCATCAATGCTTAATGCATCAAATATACCTTCTGTTAATATACATACTTGCCACTCAGGCTTCTGTATATCAATGTTGAACAAATAACCCGGTTGTTGTTCGTTAATATATTTTGGTATTTTATTGTCTAAGAATCTACTGGTGTGACCAACGATTTTATTTTTATATGTGTAGGGAATGATTATTCTATTTGCGTAACGACCTTTTGCAGTAGGTGTTATTAAGAACGGATACTCATTATAATTTATCCCCCTCGACTGCACATAATCAATATACTCTTTGTGTAATGGATTATTTCCTTCAAGCAATTCACCTTCAGGCAATTCATGGTCTTTGAATTTGATTTTAAATTTAGTTTTCTTTTGAATAACAATATCTAATAAGTCTTTTTGTTGTAGACTTTCTAAACTCCACTTACCTATTTGTGTATCATCTATACCACACCACATTAATAGTTGTTTTGTTTTATAGCTTATGCTACGACCTAATACAAAGTTACATTTGTATCCACAATTGAAACAATGCATAGACCAATTAGTTTGTCCGTCAAACTTGATGCCACCACGCATTCTGCGATCGGGTTTGTGCCCGAGATGGCTACAACAAATAGCGTTGAAGCTGTGCCAGCCACTACTTGTTGTTTTTTTCTTTCCCGGAATAATAGATAAAATATCAAACATTAGTAGTAGTATAACATACTCTAACAGAGATATCAACAACTATGGTTGTTTATCTTGCCAATATGTTGGTTACAAAACCAGCATTGCTTTCAAATTGCATTCTGATATATGGGTGGAAGCCTTCTACAACATACCCTTTTGTATCTGTTACTTCTGTGTATGTGTCAGCGAATATTGGATACCAATCTCCATCAACAATAGTAGAACCTTCAATGGCAATATTACCATAATAATCACTATATTCTGCCTGCAAAGTTAATACACTAGAATCATTGGTTGTAATTACACTGGTATAATAAGTCAAGTTGCTATCGCTATTACCATTACTATTGTTGTTAGGGAACGATTGTCCTGTAGGAATTGTAACTGGCATTGAAGGTACAAAGCTAGGAAGTACACTATTAACAATATTTAAATCACCTCTAGCACCTGCATTTTGATCAACGAATACAGGATAATCAAATTCTCCTACCGGAATCTCTAATGAGTAATAGCATTTCTGTGCATCAATACTGTCTATATCAACAGGACCTAACATTAATGCGGCAATTCCTGTCGCAGGTAATTGCAAGGTTAGTGCTTTTTGCAATAATAATTCATTACCCTGATAGTTGATAATTCTACATGTTATTGATTTACCAGTAATATCAACAGGTTTTTGTTGTTGATTTAGAAACTGGAACTGAATCATGTTATCTACACCCTTGTGTAGGGTCAGTGGTTTGGCATACTGAGGCATATAACTCCTTGGGGAATTTCCTGATAATAATACAACGATTTGGCGTTGTGTGTAAATAAAAACTTGGGTTGAGTACACAAATGTAATCTCCTATTGTGTATTTATATATTAATTTATTAATGGTTTGGTTTGCCCGATAAATATATCCGAGACTATAATTTTAATGATACAAAACGAGTTTTTTAAACGATTAAGCGAAAATCACCCCTTCATAACTATTTGTTCCTACGCAAATCAAGATTATGTAGGAATTGTTCAAAATAGGGACGATATAGTTACCACTATATATGATTATGGTTCTATAATAGATAACTCTATTAAAGAGAAATTCTTAGAATTAGGAGATGTTTGGTGGTGGGAAAGTAATAGATTAATACCCATCAATCTATTTTTAAAAGATGAATGGAGTATATTTAAGCCCTATATTAGGACATTTAATAACAAAAGTCTCACAATACTACATGGTCCTGTATGTAGTATAATTGAATTAAATAAACGTAGAAGCAAACGCCGTAGTATTACACTAGTTAAACGCTTACCCTAACAAATTCATATGAACTGCAACAAGCCATGAATAGGATATGGCATGCGACTGCTTGAATGTGTATCCATCAGTTCCCTTATCCCATACAGTTTTAGCAACTTCACTCCAGGGTAGTCCAATCAAATGCTTTTTACCGGGACGAATTACAGCTAAAAACATAGCTAATCTAGGAATACTATCTACTGATTCCGGCATCTTTTGTAAATTATAAAACTGATTGTTTAAGTGAATTAATTTCTCTACAAAAACAGGATCTTTAAGTTTACTCCAATCAGGTTCTTGCATCAACTCTATTAAATGCATTTCATCACGTACTTGACTATACACATGGACATTTAATAAATCTAATTTGAAATATCCACGTTTGTCTGCTACCGTGTAATCAATACTTGCTATATTGTTTATTGGATCATATGGTATATCAGTAATATATACACCAGTAGCATGATTACGTATAGGCTTAACATTACGCATTGCCGCTCTTGTGTGGGGTATTAATTTTAATAATGTATCTCTATCACCAAAATCTATATC